CCTTGATAGGCCTTGTAGAGAGTAACAGCCATGTCGTCCCCCTTAGACGGTGTAGATTTTGGTGGACAGCTCGGGATAGGTCGCTGCCCATCCGAACAACACATCGAGACGCATCACCGACTCGTCGTTCTTGCCGTCGTAGTATTCAAGCACGCGGATGGTGAATCCGTTGTGCGTCTTCTGCGACACGCTGACCACGTTTTTGCTCGGCGGCGTCCAAAGCGGTGCCATCGCAAGGGTGAAAGCGTCCTTGTGAAATGCGATGTTGGTCGCATACGCCGTGCTGGCGGCGCCCAGGATCAGGAACGGGCTGCCGGTAGTAGGAGCGGCGCTCACGTTTTGGAAAGCCCCGGTCAGGACGATGGCAGGACTGATCGGAATCGAAGTGGCGCCGGCCGCGAGGTCGGAAGTCACGACGAATTGCGCCAGGCTGCCGGTGGTCTTGCGAGTTTGCGGATTGACGGCGAAGCAGCCGGGGAAAGTCACAACAGTACCGCGCGTGATGGTTCCGCCCAGGCCAACGACCGTAATCGCTGCGCCGCTTTGTCCGGCGCCATTGACGTTTGTACCGGCGACGTTTTGCGTGCCGTTGGTATGCACATCAACGTTTTGATCCATCGCCACATTCAGCCCAAGCGAATCGACCATCATGCCGGACTCATACTGCTGGCCGACTTTGCTGCCGGGGTTGAACAGTCCTGCCAGGCCCTGCAGCGCAGCGCCGTTGAGCTTCGGATTCATGATCAGCGCGCGCTTGCGGTCCTTGCGAGGCGCGCCGCGCTCATCGAGCAGCACGTTTGCATCGGTAATCACCTGCAGCGCGGTCGCTTGCGTGGTCGGCAGTGCCCCAGCCGGATTGACGACGGCATGCGAGGCGTAATGCGCCAGCGCCAGCCCTTGCTCGTCAATCTGGTTTGCCACAGTTGCCAGCGCGGCGGTCAGCTTGTCCTCAAGCCTGGTCAGAGACAGCGTGCGCTCAAACGCAGTAAATGACAGATCGCAGCCGCCCTGGCTAAGCGTCAGCGGGACCGTGCTTTCCACGGTGTCTTGCGGCGACGCGACGCGACCGGCCCGGTACGTGTAGCGCGGAGGACGCTTGATGTTGATCGTGGCGCCGGTCTTGTAGCCGGCAGCAGAGGCTGATTGGAAGGTGTCTTCCCAGTCGCGGTTACAAGCCGCACCGAAAGTCACCATGTTTTCGAGCACGGCGAGGCTTTCCTCAGCGACGATGCTCGAAGTAACGAGAGTGTTTGCCATTGTGTTATTCCAGAGTGATTATCGTTTGCGCGCCCACCAGGCGCCCTGTTTTGCACGTGCAGCCCGGTATGCCTCGGTGCTCATCTCGTCCGATATTCCGATGGGTGCGGACGACGATGCGCTGACCGGCTTGATCGGTGCGGGCGCTTTGCTGATTTTTGCTGCTGCTACGGGCAGCTCCGGGAGCGATGCTTCAATCCTGCCGATTGCTCTGGCGGCAGCGATGGGCGACATGGCATTGATTGCTTCTGCTTTGTCGGGATGTTGCGCGAGGTAATAGGCCACCTCTGGGCCACGATCGCTTTCGAGGATCGTATCCGTGATATGCGGTGCGATGACGACCTCTGACAGACCAACAACCTCGTCATAGTCCGGGATCGCCTGACGCACGGCCGTCTGAGCCTTCGCCCAGGATTCCGTGCGCTGCTTGTTCTGTGCCGCTTGCGCTGCGGCTTGCGTTTTCTTCTCGGCTTCGCTCAGCGCTGCTCTTACCGCTTCGCCGGCACGCCATTCGGCGACGGCTTCCACATAGCTGTCATAATCTTTGAACTGGTCCAGCGCAGGCTTTCCGGCTGGAGCAGCGACTGGATCCGGCATTTTGGCGGCGCGGAATTCCGCCAGTTGCCGCTCTGCCTCGGCTGCGCGCCGCTCGGCTTCGTGTCGCGCCCAAGTGATTTCCTGGATACGCTCGCTGGCGCTTTTCTTCTTGCGCACAACCTCACGCTCTGCCTCTTGCTGCTGCTCGACTTCCTGATGCTCAACAGCCGGCTCTTGCGCCTCAACTACGGGCGATTCCGCTTCGGCTGGCGCAGCGGTTTCTACTGCTGCTGGTGCGTCGTCAAAAATGATGTCTTCCACTTACTGCTCCATTTGCGGCACAAGGCCGGGATCTTTCTGGCCAGTGGCCATTGCAGCGCCTGCTAGCGCCGGTGGTGGCTGCATCTGCTGCGTGAGCATCGCAATCCACCCTTTCAGTTCTTCCACGTCCTGGCGTGACGTGGCATTGATGCGCGCGACATTCTCAGCGCTTGCCGCCTTGATGCGTTCTTTCTCGATGCCCTGCGACGCCTCTTGCAGCGCTGCCTCAAGCTCTTGGATGTGGCTTTGCGCCTGCTGCATGATCTGCATCACTTCTGGAGGGATTTGTTGCTGCTCGGGCTTGTCCTCGTCTTCCAACAGTTCAGGCGGGATGGTTTTGGCGATGCGCTCGGCGATCTCTTCGGCGCCTGGCCAGTCCATCGCGCGCACAACTTTGTCGCCGGCAATGTCCATCAGCTTGGGCCACGACTGGCCGAACGACACCATAGCCTCGGAAGCCTCTTGCCTGAGCGTGCTAAAGCTCGGACCAGCAGACACTGTGCAGTCATACTGTCCGACGCTCATATCATTGATCATCGTCTTGAGCTTGCCGGTCTTCTCGTCCATTTCCGGTTGTTCGAGGCGCCTGTTGATCGGCGCCGATGTGATGGTTTCGTCCTCACCCATGATGCGCGCGACGCGTTCGGTGTCGAAAAGGCGCGGGATCATGTCCAGCAGGCAGCGCCCGGCTTGCAGCACGGCACGATTGAGGTTGTCCGTGTAGTGGAAATTGGCGACGCCACCTTGGCGCTTTTGCTCGCGCTCCTGAATGCCTGACGTTGCCGGACCTCGCGCGCCCAGGGCAGCATCAAACATGCCCGTCGTCGCCTTGATGTCGTCCGATGCGTGCATGGCCATCGTGATGGCGCCGACCGGCACATCGGCCATAGGCTGGCGCGCAGGAGGAGGCGCAAGCTGACCGCCCACGGTTTTTGGCTTGTATTGCAGATACGCGAACGAGCGACGATTCGCTTGTGCCCACTGAGCCTCGTAGCCTTCAAACTGCCCTTCGGCGCCGATAAATGGCGTCTTGGTGCGCAGCGCATATTCTTCCGTTGCGCTCGTCATCCAGTAGTCGTACATCCTGGATGGGTCTTTTGCGCCGCGAATAACGCCGGACCGAATGACCTTACCCTCGATGTCGATCTCGTTGCCATAGACCGGGAAAACCGGAATCCACTTACACGGGACGTCCGCCTCTTCGATCACTTCGCCGAAATCGGCGCCGTCATCGCCCACGCATTTGCCGGCGATCTTGTAGTTTCTCACCGTGCGTCTGGCGCTTTTGCGCGTATTGACGATCGTCACATCAGGCGGCAAAGCCAGCAGATCGGATTTCCAGCCTTTCTCGCCGTTGCTCAGCAGGATGAGTTCGTCTGGATCGTCTTCGACGCGGATATATTCCGCGACGAGAATATCATCCATGACATCGCGCGCAGCATTTCCTGTAGTTTTGCGCGTTTTGGCAATCTCTGAATCTGGATATTTTGAGCAGAATTCAGTGACGCCAAGTCGCTCTTCAACGAGGACGCGGCGCGCATCGCTGCCGTCACCCTCGATAGAGTCCGGATCGAAATGCACGGTCAGCGGATTGCGAATGCGGACAAAGCGCGGAACAACGTCGAACGAATCCTCGCTCTCGTAATCCGTGATAATGCGGAAATACCCCAGGCCGGTTTCAGACGCGCAGCCGATGGCGGTATCGTAGGCAATGGATGCGTTGCTACTGTACTCGATGTACCGAATCATGCCCTGCCGCACCTTTGCGGTTTCAGGATCAGACTCGTCATCAACAGGATGGACCTTGATGCTCGGCTTGTTGATTCGCTGGTCGTTCTTGATCTGCCTGACAAACGTTGATAGCTTGTCAATCGTCAGGACCGGGCGACCTTCTTTCTCTCGCAGCGCTGCATCGCGTGAATCCCAATGCTTACCGCTCAGAAATGTGAGATCATCAACAGCAAGCCTGCGATTTTCAGCATTGACAGTAATGCACTTCTCTCGGAAACGCTTGGCTTCTTCGAGTATTGCGTCGTGCTTCTTCTGATTATCTGCTGGCATGCTGGAAATCTAGCACATCCACCCACCAGATGCAAATGATTCTTCTTCGTCTGCTGGTTTCGGCTTGCATCGCGCAATATCTCTGCCAGTGCCGATCAAATATCGCGACGCATCCATCAAGTGGTCGTTCTTTTTCACGACGCGGCCCTTGTCGTCTCTGCGATACATGCGGTATTCCGAGATCCAATCCGCGCATGACGCAAACACCTTGAGTTTTCCGGCAGAGAGCAGCGTCCATACGTCGTAGATTCCTGACTCTACCGCGTTATTCGCTGGCGTCAGATCAAGTCCCATGCTCTGGTACATCTCAAGCAACTGATGCCCATCAGACTGCGATCTACCGCGCGACGCCGGATCAATGGCGCCAGGAATCCATTTGCCTCTCGACTTGACCGCCTCAGCATGAACAACCGGCTCTGCTTCTCCTCGGTAATGCTGCGAGTAGAGATAGCTGGTCGAGGTTTCCCGGTCAAACGCGCCCCAAATTGCCGCCGTCCTGTTCCATCCGACATCCATGCCATACGCGCGTGGCCAGTGATTGGGCAACGCAAAATCAGGTATGACAATATCTGACTCTGGGACCGGATAGATTGCGCCACTGCCGAGAGCAGGAATGCCCTTGGTGCGCGCATCCCGCTGGAATGGCATGTACGACGCGAACAGCATCTCTTTTGCGCGCTCGTCCAGGTGCGGAACGTCGTCCCACGTGGCCAGTATCACGGATCGGCTGGATTTCTCGTCTTGCTGTTCGTGGATATCGCCACCGGGCAAAAACATCAGCACGACATCCGACAGTCCAGACAGCGGCGTGAATGTCAGCAGGATCAGCCCGCGCGTTGTTGCTGTCCGCGTCAAGCATTCCTCGTAGATATCAGCTGGCGGTTCTTCGTCAAGCCATACGAAATCCTGCTCAGTTCCCTGGAACGACAATCGACCCTGGTCAAACGACTTGAATGACAGCCGGGAATTGCCGCCGTGCTTGCTGCGCACTTCGACCAGTTCAACTCCATCAGGAACGCCAGGCATTGGCACGATGCGCGCGATGGATTCGCCGGGAATCATGCCAGTACCGCGCGCGTTTTTCGGACCTAGCAGCTTCTCGACGAGAATATCGCGCACGGTCTGACGCGTATCTCCCGCCGCCCATCCTTTTGTCTTGCGGTCGAATCTCCGTCCTTTCCACCACGCCGGATAATTTCCGGTCAAATGCAGCGCGACCTCATAAGCGCCGACGCCCTCGGTTTTCCCTACCCGGTTTGCCGCCATGAACAGGCGCTGCTGATATTGTGCGCCATCGGCAAAGCACTGCATGTGCTTCGGATACAACTCGCGGCGTAGCGGGCCTTCATCAGGATAATACGTCAGCCATTTACGCTGATTATCGCGCCGGATTCGCTCAGCCAGCAGCGCTTGTAATTCCAGCTTTTCTTGCAAGGTCAGCGATTCGAGCATGCAGTTCTTCGTCTGTTGTTGTTTCGATTGTCAGCGCCACTTTGTCATTCCACATCTGCAAATGCCTGCCTTGCAGTTCGCAGGCTTTGAGCGCCGACGTGTGATTAATCATCGCCTCGTTGCCGTTTTTGTCGTAAGCCTTTCGCATCGCATCTTGCTTGATTAGCTCGATGTCTGTCAGCACGCGATCTTGCGTTATCTCTGTGCGTTTTGATCTTTCTTCCATGCGATTGGCAATCATTTTTTGAACTTCAACATTTTTCAACAGCCGCTGCCCAATGCTGTAAGCCGTTTTCTCGCTATAGCCAGCCCGAATAGCCGCTTGCGTGGCATTCAAATCTACCAAATATTCATCGACAAAATCGATGCTCCTTGGTGTCACCGCAGACCCTTCGCCCATTCATCAATCGCATCCGCCGCACACGCCACTTCATTCGCTCGAATAGTCATGGCAGGATCATACGCCAAAACAACGCGCATTTTCTCCGCCAGTTCGCGCAGGTCAGACGCGCGCAGTCGCATCAGTTCCGACATCTGGCGCGACTTGTGCCGGTCAGGGTATAAACCTATGGCTTGGCTGGTCATTGCGCACCCGCCAGCTCTTGCTGCGCCTTGATCACCTTAGCCGCCTGTTAGGCATCGCCAATACCCGCAGCGCAACGCGCCGCAGCTTTCTTCCAGTCGCCTTTGCAGAACACCAGCACGTTCTGGTGCGTCTTCGCCAGCTTCCGGCCGCTTTCAAACTGCTTCGTCACGCGCATGGCTGCGGTGCCTACAGGCGTCGCCAGAATCGCCTCGTTGTAAAGCCGCGCACCGGCCTGCTCAAAGCCGTCGATGGTTTCGCTCACGAAGTTCCGATAGAACCCGCGCCCATCGCGGAAGTCGCCCACGACAAAGCACGCGAAGGTGTCTGGCTTCATGCGGCCCACGGCGCGCAAGATGATGCGTTTGTACGCGGCCACGAAAGCGTGCCAGTCCATCGCGCTAAGGTCGCGCGGATCGTCGCTGTACTTTTCCAGGTCGCCATATGGCGGGCAGGAAAACACGAAGTCAGCGGCTGGCGCATCGGCCAGCGTTTCCATGCTGTCGCCGCACACCCACACGGGGCGCACGCGCGGCGCAATCTCGTCCGCCTGCGCTTCATTCGCCGCAATCTGCTCCGGCCGTAGGTCACAGCCCCAGTATCGGCGGCCCAGGCACCCGGCCACGATGCCGCGCACG